AATATACCTGCATCAGATAAAGTCGAAAGAAAATCAATCATTTAGAATCCTCGCTTTCCATTCTCCAGAAGGTTTGAATTGTCTTGTCCATATCGAATCGGTAGTGCCCGCCAAGGGGCTTATAAGCCGTGATCTTCCTATCGCGTACCAATCGGCGCAAAGTAGCTGGCGTGACTTCTAAGATTGCAGCCATCTCGGTGGTGCTCAGGTATTCAGGTTCAATCAGGCTCATATCGTCTCCCAAGATCCTGGGTAATCCGTCAGTATGACAATTTCGCCTGTCCCAATATCGAAGGCCGCTTCATGAGCTTCTGCGATAGATTTTAGAAATGCTGAAGCTAGGATGTAATCAGCGTAGTTATCTACCCAATGGGCAAAGCCCCAAGCGAATGAAATCTGGCTATTAGGCAAAATTGGCTCAAAGCGCGCAATCTTGTTCATCCAATCTTTACCCCACGCCATGGATGTTGTGGTCAAATGCTCAAAGTCATTTTTATTTAGTTCCAGCGTGATTTTCATAGCTGAAGCAACTTTGTTAGATCTGCATCACTCATAGATTTAAATGCAGAATCAATTGCCTTGTGAGTCTTTTCCTCGCATGAATCACAACCACAATCCACCATGGCTGCAAATCCCTTGCTTTCCTTTTCCAACTTACTGCTGAGCATTATGTGTAAATCTGCCATTTTTGACATGTGAGGCCCTTCGTCTATATCGCCGTGTTGCGATGAACCAAACATACACGATATGTACGAGATTTACGACATCTACGCCGTTCGGCGTGTCTAACGCTCCAGGAGGATGGTGTAAATGTGATCTAGGCGTGCCTCCAGCCTATTGACCTGCTCTTTTAGGCTTGATCCGTTGGCCTTGGGCCCTATTTCAGCCATGATTGAGCGCACGATAAACCTGACGGCTGCGTACACCCCAGACAAGATGGCCATGACACCTACGGCCACGGCCACCCATGCCTGGAGTTCCATCTTATTTCTTGCCTACGGTTATGGATGCATCCTTAGGATCTACGGCCCGCAGGATAGGCCCGATAAAGCCTGCTAGGAGCGCGTTAAGCAGCACTTTAGGGTCTGAGATACCTGAAAGGTATAAAGCCGCCACTGATGCCAGTGAAGCTCTGAGATACGACAAGGCCGCCGTTTTGAGTTGTGAGTTCATTTCTTGTCTCCTTGTATTTTCTTAATTAATGCCTCCGCTTTGGCTGCACTAATGCTTATCTCGAAGTGCATCTCATCTTTGCGGTGCTTGTAGTCGCCTCCCCAGATGCATCCGTACTTATGCGCCAGGGCCCTGATCATCGGAACTTTGAGTGGATCAAAGGTATTCGTCTGCCCTAAAGGATGCTTGGACGCGTTTAGATCCAAAGCCGTCCCTGATGAATGATTGCTTAGCTTGGTGATTTCCCCACGGATTGGCCTGTAACAATATCCCCAATCGTCAAGTGAGCCTACATCAAGCGGTTCAATCAGCTCATGAAATTCAGCAGCTAAGCCGATGAGCAATGGTGCAATCGCCTCCGCACAACGCAGCTTGATTGCCGTGCCTGGTACAGGATAAGACTTTATTCCTATCTCAGCCTGATCCTTAGATGCTGGCCAACCGTTCGCACTAATTTCCATCCGTCACCATTTTAGTCAAGTGTTCCACTTATAGTCCAAGTGCTGCTTTGAGGTCAGGCACGGATAGACCAACGCTGGCAAGTTTGTCTGCGATAGTTGGTTTAGGCGCAACAGTCGTGCCGTTATGTGCTGCCACAATTGGTGTTGCTTTTGCTTCATCGGCATCTGCAATATCTAACAATAGATTGCCATTACCGTCATCCATTACAGAATTAAGTCCGTCACTAATTGCAACACCTGCATCGTTTAATTCTTTTCTTAATTCTGTACCATTTAGATTAGTCGGTAAAGTAAATTGAATCATAATTATGCTCCTAAATATGCAATAGAAAAGATGTCATAATAAACACCGCCGCCTGGCTCACTTGTTAAAGTGCTTCCCGAGCGTTGGTTATATACTAATTCATAATAATCAGTAGCAACCGCATCATCTATCCACGAAGCAGTAATACCTACACCGATTCCAGATTCCGATACGGTTTGCACATTTGGCCCGCCCATAGTGCTACCATTTTTTTGTAAACTAATCCCTCGCATACCTGTTGCGTTAGCCGTGTATGTTAAACGGCCTACTATTGCAAACTTTCCGCTTTTCCCAGTTGGAATAGTTAATCTCGTAGCAGCACCCGATGACCAATAATTGTCCACATCGAAATCTTCGACTTGCCAAGTCGCTACAACGGCGGTTGCGGTTGCAATACTTTGGCTCGTGTTTTTGTAAACTGATGCACCGCTAAAAGTTGAACCGCTTGAAGGTGTAGCCCAACTTGGAATACCTGAGGCAACTGTAAGTACCTGACCCGTTGAGCCAATACCAAGACGAGTAGGTGTTGTTCCTCCTGATGCATAAACTGTATCGCCTGTAGTTGTGAAAGGATTAGTCATTCCGTCAGCTGCATCTACTGCAAAGAATATGGCCGCACTCGTGGAGTTAAAATACAAACTGCCCGCATCGTATTGCTTCAAAGCTAGTGTGGCACTTGTGCTAACTGTTGCCGTACCTGCCGTTACTGTGCAGACACCTGCGCCCACATTCTGAATTTGGACAGTGTCTCCAGCTGCAAAGAGGGCAGTATTGACTGTAATGGTTGTTGCGCTTGCGCTATTCATCTGCACAACGGTGCCAGCATCGGCTGCCACTAAAACATAAGAGGCAGTTTTGGCCGTGGTTGATCCACCGCCCATGGCCGTCTGCTGAAGCGATGTCATTTGTGCCGCCGTCAATACTTGCCCGGTTGTAAAGGTCTGCTTTGCCATTCTTCCTCCTTCTCAGTAACTCAGCACACTGGTGTCGAGAATACCGTACAAAGTGCTGTCTAGAATGAAACCATCGATTATGGGTTCAAGTGTCGTCATCTTGACCCGCCAAGAATTCGGTGTGATGTCCATCGATTTACCGAACACTTGTAAGGTCTTGGTCAGGGTTGTTGACCCTGGCTGGTTGGTGGTGATTGTGACTGGATCAAAGTAATCCAGATCTAGGGCCGCAATGATCCCAGAATTGTAGTTTGCGGTGTATAAATCCAGGAGGATTTCGTCACATCTCACGCTTGTCTCAGCTCTTGACGCGACATAAGCCTGAGCGTAGTTAAGGGCTTCGCCTGTTGTCTGCATCAGTAGGTTCTGCTGGTTATAGGAATGCAGGAAGTACTTGGCGATGCTGGCCGCATCTGACGCATTCTGGGTAGCCAGGCCCGTAGCCGTAATATTGGCCTCGTTATACACCAGCGTGTCATTTGTGACCCAGGTGGCATTGAAGTAGTCGATTGCCGTGCCGTTGTCGTTAAATATAACCGGGGCAGCAGCTACGCTGGAGGCGGTAAGGTTCCTGTCCTGGAATACGAAGGATCCGGCAGCGTCCACATAGAAAGCCCCGAATTCTGTGGTTTCGATGGTCTGACACGCCGCAAGAGCGGTTCTAGCTGTTCCCGGATCTGCCTGAACTGTAGTCAGCCCAGGATCTACATCCCTCATGGAGGCTGGCCACGATATGGCATCAAGCAGATTGTTGATCCTTGCGCCCGTAAGTTGACCCGCGCTAGTACCCGCCACGGTTGCGATTTGCGCGTTTTGAGCCAATCTGAAAGCGTCAACTGCCTGAATTGTAGTATAAACGACATCTCCCACGCTCGACTGCGGCGTGGAAGTGGAATATGAAGTGATGAAGCCGCTGAACACCGGGTAAGTCACAGCACCGTAGGTGGCAGTGATTTGAACCTTACGCATAGGTGTCAGAAGCTGATAATAGGGCCCTGAAATGTTCATTGGATTGAAATCACCGTTTTGGTCAACAATGCGCAATGACAGCGTGCCCGTCTGGAATTGATCTGCCTGAGCATTTCTGCCGCGCTTGGTGGTGATTGAGTCCACAACATTTGATACATCAACAATGACTGCCGCTGCATCGGCCAGAACATTTGTATCCAGTATGCCTTGATCCAAAATCATTGATTGTGCAAAGCTAGGGCCAGTGCTAAAGTTAATGAAGGCGTTGATCACCGGAATTGTCATGCGGGTAAGGCCCCTGCATAAGTTGTCAAGTAGCCACGCCGTGCGATTTCATTCAGCGCATTTTGGACTGCATCCACAATTGTGTTTTCATCGGCCATAGATGGGCCTGTGTTAACAACTATTGAAACATTTGCAGCAGCGTTAGCATCAAAATTACGGTCTTTGTTTTGGTTAGGGTTGTAATCAATCCCAGGGATTAATGGAGAAATAGGCATGTTTGTCTCAGGAGGATTCAGCAGATCATAGTTTCTGTCTTTGTTTTGGTTAGGGTTGTAATCAATCCCAGGGATTAAAGGTGCAGTACCCCCAACAAATGGTTTTGTTGCTCCGGCGTTGCCAAATCTTTCACGAGCTTCTTCTAAAGAAGAAATCCATTTAAGAATACCCAAAGAGGCCATTCCCGCAGAAAGTGCAAGGTACTTCAGAGCATCCGCAGCTTCCAACTCTTGTTTCACTTTGTCGGCTTGAGCCTTTACTAACGCATCGTTAGCAGCCTGGGCAGTTTTGCCTGTTTCATCCAAGATGGCTATCTGAGCCCGAATCCGCGCCTTAGTCTCTTCATCTGTAGCCTGGTTTAAAGCTACATTAAGGCCTATGCGCTCAAGATCAAACTTTGCCCTGAGGGCATCCAGGGCAGCCTGATCCTTCTTCATCTGAGCTTCTTCTTTGGTGGCCTTGTTCTTGGCCATCAGATCCTGATATTCCTGCTTTTTCTGTAGCTGTAGCTTCTTATTGAATGCCACCGCCGCAGCGCGCTCACCTGGGCTCTGCTGACCATATCCTGTCTTTGTTTTGGATTGACCCATTCTCATGATCGTTCCTAAAGGCCCTGCGGAGAAGGAATCTCCAAGGGTGCGGAAGATGGCGTTGATTAATTTAAAGGCTTTAAGTTTTTCAGCCAATACGGTAAAACCTCGAATGGTATCGGCGGTATTTTGTGCCAAGCGTTCCATCGCATCAGCGGTAGTTGTCACGCCGTTTGATCCGCTCAACATTGCAATGGAATCAAGTAAACCTTTACCAATAATCTCTTTGGCGTTAGCTGAAGC